TTACAACGTAATCTTTGCACAAGGCACGGCTACCGTTACTGTGCCAGCAGGCGAGAAAATCGCCGTTCAAGCCTACTCGCCAGCAAGTGTGTTTCAAGAAGTTGGTTACCCCAATTTCCCTGAGTCACAGGACTTGTTGACCGTAGTCGACAACACCACCTATGTATCGGGCGCATTCACCAATGCCACCAGCGTGACTATTCAAGCTGGTGCATCGGGTGCGTACTACTCGATTGGTGTAGCACCTGACATTAGCAACAATGGCAACTGGCAACCTCAGGGTGCGCCAGCCAACATTGCTGATGGCGGCACGATGATTGCCACAGCAGCCAATGTGCTGACTGGCATCATCACTGCAACACCAACTCAAGCCCGTGATATTCAACTGCCAACAGGTGCAAACCTTGACTTGGCAACTGAATGGGCGATTGGTGATTCGTTTGACTTCAGCGTCATCACTTTGGCTGCATTTGCTTTGACCATCACGGTCAACACAGGCATTACATCCATCGTGGGTTCTGCCGCAACTGGTGCTACCTCAGGGTCTGTTGCTCGGTTCCGTCTGCGTAAGACTGCCGCTGATACATTCACTGCCTATCGCATCGGTTGATAAACCCTAACAGGCCAGCAGAGATGTTGGCCTGTTTTACATGGAGATCGAAATGCCAATGAAACAAGGTTATTCCAAAAAGACCATCGGCAAGAATATTGCGATGGAAATGAAGTCAGGCAAGCCCCAAAAGCAAGCCGTTGCAATGGCACTTGGCATGGCAAGCAAGTCGGCAAAAGCCGCTGGCAAGCCTAGCAAAGCACCGATGAAAAAGAAATGATCAAGTCAGCCGCAATCGTCAAGACCAAGACTCTTTCCCCGTGGAAGGAGTTGCGGTTGCAAAAGCGCAAGCTGAAAAAGTCTCAGGCCGCAGAGCGCAAAGCAACAAAACAGGTTTGCCCATCGCCCATTGGTAAGCGGGTTGCGCCTATTGAAACGCCTGAAATTGTTGAAATCCCTGTTGAGGAAACCTCTGTTGAGGAAACCGCCCCGACCCGTGAGGAAATGTTGCAACAGGCAGAGTTGATGGGCTTGAAGGTTGACAAACGCTGGTCAGATGCGACACTTCTGAAACACATTGAGGAATCAGCATGGGCTACACAAAACGACAATTCATAAGTGCCGCCTTTGAGGAAATCGGGCTTGCATCTTATGTTTTTGACTTGCAACCAGAGCAGTTGCAATCTGCCCTGCGCCGCCTTGACGCAATGATGGCAGACTGGAATGCCAAGGGCATCCGCTTGGGTTACCCTTTGCCATCCAGCCCACAGGACAGCGACTTGGACGAAGAAACCCTTGTGCCTGACTCGGCTTATGAAGCCATTATTTGCAGTCTCGGCATCAGGCTTGCCCCAAGTTATGGCAAGACCGTAATGATTGAGACCAAGACCACGGCAAAGCAGGGGTACGACATCCTGTTGCAAAGAGCCACATTCCCGCTTGAACAGCAACTGCCTGCAACAATGCCTGCTGGTGCTGGTAATAAGCCTTGGAGGGTCTACGATAATCCGTTTATCAGACCACCAGCCAACCCAGTCACTGCTGGCCCTGATGGGCCTCTCGAATACTATTAAGGACAGTCATGCCACAAATCAATCAGTTACCCGTACTCAGCACTGTTTCAAGCGGAGACCAGTTACCCGTTTACTCGCCCAACAATGGGGATGCAAGACGTTTGTCCATTGGCAATCTGCTGACGTTTTTCCAGCAGACTTTTGCATCGCCAACGCTGGCGGTGAATCTGTATGTGCCTGGCTCTGGTTTCAACATTACAGTGCCAACTCCAGTCAGCAATGACCAATGGATGCTGCTGCAACCTGCTGGAACGCTGGCAACTGGCACGATTACTTTGCCACTGAACACTGGTGTGCCTGATGGCACTACTGTGCTGATTACCACTACGCAAGAGATTACCTCGCTGACGATTGCACTGAATGGCGCATCTGCTATTTATGGCGGTGTGACTTCATTGGCTGCAGGGACTGCGACAGCAATTCGGTTCTATCAGCCCACAAATTCGTGGTATCAGATTAACGCTGAAACCGTTTATGCGGCAGGCATACAAACTTTCTTAGCAACTCCATCAAGTGCCAATCTACGGGCGGCAATGACCGATGAAACTGGAACGGGTCTGTTGGTATTTAACACCACGCCTACTTTGGTTACTCCAATTCTTGGTGTGCCAACTTCTGGGACACTGACCAATTGCACGGGCTTGCCGATTGCAACTGGTGTATCGGGCCTTGGTTCAAATGTGGCAACATTTTTGACAACCCCATCAAGCGCAAACTTGGCGGCAGCACTGACAGATGAAACAGGTTCAGGGGCAGCAGTATTTGCCAATACGCCCACATTGATAACCCCGCTTCTTGGCACGCCGACCTCTGGAGTGCTTACCTCATGCACTGGATTACCGTTAACGACTGGCGTAACTGGTGCGTTACCAGTTGCAAGTGGTGGTACTGGTGCATCAGGGGCAGTTCAGTCATTAAGTGGTGCAGGCGCAGTGAATATCACAAGTCTTGCCACTGCATTTACCTCAACTGCTGCGGGTAATGCGTTAACGCTTGCAGATGGCGCACAAGGCCAACTTAAGACAGTTATTTATGTTGCAGAAGCTGCTGGTGGTGATACTGGTGTTTTGACCCCGACCAACCTTGGAAGCGGAACCACAATCACTTTTAATGCGGTTGGCGATTCGGTAACCCTCCAGTTTGCTGGCACTGATTGGTGGGTTGTTGGATTCCGTGGTGCGGTGGTTGCGTAATGGCAACCAAGCCCAAGTCCTCTGTCAATGCGGCTGGCAACTACACAAAGCCAACCATGCGGAAAGCCTTGTTTGAAAAAATAAAGGCTGGGACAAAGGGCGGTGACCCAAACGAATGGTCGGCTCGCAAAGCACAGATGTTGGCAAAAGAATATAAAGCCAAGGGCGGAGGCTACCGATGAAAGCCCCGCAAAAAAGTCTGAAAGACTGGGGTTCGCAGAAGTGGCGCACCAAGTCGGGTAAGCCATCGTCTGAGACTGGCGAAAGATACCTGCCTGAGAAGGCCATCAAGTCACTGACAGCGGCTGAGTATGCGGCAACCACAAGGGCAAAGCGTGAGGCTACCAAGGCAGGCAAACAGTTTGCCAAGCAGCCTAAAAAGATTTCCGAAAAAATCAAGGGGTTCAGATGAAAACCCCAGCTTATGCACGCAAGGAAGGCCAGAACCCTAAAGGCGGCTTGAACGCCAAGGGCAGGGCGGCGGCAAAGGCTGAAGGCATGAACCTCAAGCCACCAGTCAAGTCAGGCGATAACCCCCGCAGAGCATCGTTCTTGGCTCGCATGGGTGGCAATGCTGGCCCTGAGTACAAAGACGGTGAGCCTACCCGCTTGCTGTTGAGCTTGAGGGCTTGGGGTGCATCATCAAAGGCAGATGCCAAGGCTAAGGCGAAGCGCATCTCTGAACGCAACAAGGCTAAGTGATGCAAATACCTATTCTTAACGGCATCTACACCGACAGCACCCCTGAACTGCGTACAAGTTACCCAGTCAATCTTGTGCCTGTGCCAAAGCAATCAGGCATCAGTAATGGGTTTTTGCGACCAGGCGATGGCATTGTGTCCAATGGCACAGGGCCAGGCATTGACCGTGGCGGCATCAACTGGCAAGGAGACCTGTATCGGGTGATGGGTACAAAGCTGGTGGAAATCAACAGCGCAGGCACAGTGACTGTGCTTGGTGATGTGGGTGGTCCAACCAACCAACTGGTGACCTTTGATTACAGCTTTGACGAGTTGGCGATTGCATCTGGTGGGCGGTTGTATTACTGGAATGGATCAACCCTGACGCAAGTGACCGACCCTGACTTGGGTGTGGTGCTGGATGTGGTGTGGGTGGATGGATACTTTATGACCACGGATGGTGAGTTCTTGGTGGTCACTGAACTGTCAGACCCGACACAAGTCAATCCGCTGAAATACGGAAGTTCAGAGGTTGACCCTGACCCAGTGGTGGCTTTGCTCAAGCTACGAAACGAAATCTATGCACTGAACCGCAACACGATTGAGGTATTTGACAACGTGGGTGGGGATTTGTTTCCATTCGCACGGATTGATGGAGCACAGATACAAAAGGGCGTGATTGGCACTCAAGGGTGCTGTGTATTTATTGACCGCATTGCTTTTTTGGGCAGTGCAAGGAATGAAGCGCCAGGCATTTATGTGGGCGCATCAGCCGTGACTGAAAAAATCAGCACACAGGAAATCGATAACCTCTTGCTGGAGTACACCGAGGCTCAGTTGGCCTTGGTCAAGCTAGAGGCAAGGAACGACAAGAACCATGAGCATCTATATGTCCACCTGCCTGACCGCACAATAGTCTTTGATGCATCGGCATCCAAAGCCTTAGAAACGGCAGTTTGGTTTACGCTGACAACAACTTTGGCTGGGTTTGCACAATACCGAGCCAGAAACATGGTTTGGGTTTACGACAAGTGGATGGTTGGTGACCCGCAAAGCACCAGCATCGGTTACTTGGTGCAGGATACGGGCCACCATTGGGGTCAACAAGTGCGCTGGGAGTTTGGCACATTGATTGTTTACAACGAGAGCAATGGGGCAATCTTTAACGAGATGGAGCTGGTCAGCTTGACTGGGAGCATTGCGCTTGGTGATAACCCGCAAATCAGCACAAGTTACTCGCTGGACGGGCAAAGTTATTCGCAGGAAAAATTTATCTCTGTCGGCACGATTGGCAACCGCAAGAAGCGTTTGGCTTGGTTTCAGCAGGGTCACATGAGGAATTGGCGCATCCAGCGTTTCCGTGGCGATAGTGATGCCCATGTGTCTTATGTGCGTCTTGAGGCGCAAATTGAAGGCTTAGCGTACTGATGGCAACCGCACCAGTCTCCCGCAAGCTGAACCTGACCCGTGACCAGCTTGCCACATTCTTGACTGACCAACAGCAAATCAGGCAGTTTGAGTTATTGTTTTCCACGGTTGATGCGATTGCGCCTGATGTGGTGCTTGAGATAAATATTGCCGCTGGGACAGCCCAATCAACAGCAAATGATGCGTTGGCGCAGATTATCGCCTTAGCGCAAGAGACTGAAGTTAATGATGCGGCATTGGGCGCCAAGGCGCAGGACGCACTGGACAGAATTGCATTGCTGGCGCAAGAAACTGCGGTGACTGTGGCATTGGCTGAAAGCAAGGCAAATCAGGCTTTGGCACTGGCGGACAAGCTGAATAAAGCTGTTGAGGGTTTGCAGATGACCCCTCCGCCACGAGAGTTCAAAAGGGCAAGATATGGGTCGTTTTACGACACCACCACCCAGACAGCCACCACAATCAACACAGCCAAGGCCATCACATTCAACAGCACGGACCTGAGCAATGGGGTATTTATTGGCAGCCCAACATCAAGAATCATTGTGGACAGCGAGGGCATTTACAACTTTGATACATCGTTTCAGTTGGATAAGACAAGTGGCGGCACGGCAGAGTTTTATTTTTGGTTTAGGCTTAACGGAACAGATGTGCCAGACAGCGCAAGCCAAATCAGGATTCAGGGTAATAACGGTGAAATTTTTTCATCGCTAAATTAC